CAAGTGTGACTGTGGTTGCCTGTGCGTCGTAAGTAACGGTCGCGATCGTCAATGCGAGATCGCGTCCTGTGATGACGGTCGTTGCCATTATTGCTCCTAGTTTGTTTGTGTGTATTGGGTTGATATATCAATCTCGCAAGCAAGGATGTCTGATCCGCTGGCAAGGGTCATTGGAATTGGATTAGACACGGATCCCACCGTGTAGCCTGACGGGATAACCGCCAGAATGCTCATGACAAGCTTCTCGATATTGTCGAGAGCTGCATTGTTTGAATACATAGCGACTCCAACCGTGATGATGAGATTAATCTTCACACGGGTAGATGTGCCAATAAGATTTGGCTCAAGATAAGGTGTATTTGGCACGATGGCGGCAAATGGCACTTGTGGAGCTTCCGGTACGGCATCGTAAGGATTTATCGCAATCCCAGAGATTGCTGTCTTTAATGCTCCGCGTACATTGACGGCGATGGATGAAGCTGTCATGCGAGCATCGCATCTTGATCGAGTGACTTGCCAAGAATGCCAATGACGCGATTGAGAAGTCCACGACCCATTCGGTAAGGAGTAGGCTGGAAATCAACGCCTTCAATTTGTCCACCGGCTGCCGTAATTGATTGGAATATCTCAACTGATACCACAATGATTGCTTCATACACAGCCGGATTGCTTGCGTAGATTGTAGCTGCGTCATAGCCTGTCAAATAAGTTGTGCCATGTGGAATGACAGCATTGCGATCAATATCCGCATTTGTCTTCGCATAAGAAAATTCATAAGGCGATGGCACTCGAGTGACGGTCTTTGTGCCGTCAAAAGTTGCATCTCCAATTGCTACGACAACACTTGATCCCACAATGTAGTTATGCGGAGTATTAGTGACAAGAGTCGCGACATTGTCCCGAATTCCTCGATCCGTGACGGCGGATGAGTAGGAGACAAGAAGCGGCAAGATTACAAGCTCACTTGTATCAATCACTTTTTGCAGATATGCGTCAGAGTAAAGAGAAGAGCTCACTTGCAAGACATCTCGTAGCTGCGTTGGAGTGACCAGCGACATGAGCTCTTCCCTTCGTCTGCTCGGTTAGCTCGGGAGCGAACTAACCGATGATTGAATGTGGCGGATTACGCCTTGTTATTCTTGAATGCGCCAGCGCCAAGCTTTGTAGCAATTGCGCCGTAGCCGTACATCATGATTGAGATTTCACCGCTTGCAATTACATCTGCGCGAAGCTGATATGTTGGTGATTCGTACCATGTGTACGCTTCAGGATCTACAATGAGAATTGAGCCGTCTGTATCTGTGCCGGCAGCTGTGTTTGCTGTGACATAGAGATCGAGACCAGCAACATTTCCACGGACGGATGTTGGATTTACCTGTCCACCTGTGAAGTTATTTGTTCCAGCGGAGACATTGTAAAGCGGAGCTCCGTTATTGTTGAGTGTCATCAAGTTAGACCATTGCGCTGTGTTCACAATCATGTTGCGAGCAAAACGCTGTGTGCCGTTGTAGACAGAAGCCGCACCGCGAGACACAATGCCAAGAAGCTCTGAAGCTGTTGGATATGTTGCAACTGTTGTTGCATCGAGTGTTGCGCCGGTAATAAGAGCTGCATTTACAGCTGTGTCTGTGACCTTTGCATACTGTGCTGCCATGTTACGCATGAGTTCTTCGATAAATGCCGGTGATGAACGATCGAACAATTCGACAGAGAATGTCTGTTGTCCGGCGTATTTCTTGACATCCACAGAGATGAAAGCTGCATTCTGATCCGTATTGCTTGGAGCCGCTGCCTCTGCGGTAAGAGCGACAGTTGGAAGCTGTGTGATTTTTGGAATTTCGAATGTCATACCTGCATCCGGCAATGTGCCGCGTGAGATTGCATCGATATTTGAACGAGTTGCATTTGCAAGCCCGTTGATTACGGTTGTGAGCTGTCTTGTGGGAATCAGACCTGCGTTGTCTGTGGTATCTGCCGCGGCGCGGACATATTCGCGCGCTTCGTCTGATCCAAGAGCTGCCTTGATTGTCATTTCAAGCTGCTTGTGTGCAGAGAAATCCATTCGTGGCTTTGTGTAAGCAAGCGCTGTTGCGGATGCTGTGACTGACTGTGCGGCTTCTACCGTCTCGACGGTTTCCGCGTTTGTGACGGTGTTTTCCACTTCGTCTCCTTCTGTTGTTGGTGTTACTTCTGCATCCGCTGTGGATTCAGAAATTTCTTCGCCGGTTGTCGCGGCTACTTCGGCAACGCGAGCTGATCGGACAGCCGGCTCGCTGACAAGTGCCACGCCTGTGAGCTCGCCCATGAGAACGCGCATTGTGCCGTCCTTTTCTTGCACATAATCTTCGACAGCAAGTTCAATGGAGAATCCATCTCGCAATCCATCCATCGCTTCAACAAGTGCGTCTGTGCCGGCTGTTGTATTTGCAATTTTGAATGTTGCGTTGATTGCGCCTGTACCATCAAGTGACATTTCCATCGTCTTTCCAATTCTGCGCGTGCGATCATGTTCAAGATTTAGAAAGACATTTTTTGGCTCAATGGATCCTTTTGCGAATACCACTTTGCCAGTCGAAGCGTTTGCTGGCTCTTCAAATGCCACAATGCGTCCGGTGATTGTGCGAGAGACTGAATCCGCCGCTGTGATTGTCATTGGTGTTGTTAGCTTCATCCGATTAGATCCTCTTCTTTTCGAATTTCCTCGATTGACATTGCGCCAATACGATTGAGAATTTCATACACTTGAGCGCGCTCGTAAGCGTTACCGCGCAAGAAATCGTCCAAGTCATAACGCACATATTGAGAAGCTGGCGTGAAATCTGTTAAAGAAAGACGCTCTTCGATAATTGTGAGGACGGGACGAATGGAGAAATCGATTAGGTCACGCCGTTGATTTACAGCGTTGGAATATGTTGTGCTCGATGGATCAGCGGACGCGAACCATGCTGGCATTCCAATTGCACGACACAATTCCAAAGAAAGATATTGACGAGCTTCGTTGAGCTGCAAATTCTTTGGATCATAGCCAATAGTGTCCATCTTGATATCTGCATTTAAGAATGTGACAGCCTTTGAAGCTTTATTTTTGAACGCATTGATAAGTGAAGCAACACGATCCTTCGGAAGCTGTACGCCATTGCTTGACAAGACAATTTGTGGAATTGGATTCACAGCAAAATCAAGAGCTGCTCTTTCAAGTGCGTGAGCTGCGCGAATTGTGCGACCAGCACGATTGAGCAAGCCTTCTTGACCATTACCAAAGACAACAAGATCTTCAAATGGAAAAGGAATTCCATCGACTGTGTAAGATTCAATTTCTGTGCCGATTGAGTTTGTAAATACTCCAACGCGCTCTGGCGCAATTCTTTGCATTGCTTGAATGCGTCCGGTGTCTGCATACCGAGCCATAACTTGACAATAAGCCGCCGGACGGAAAAGTAAATCTTCCGCAATCCAACTCCAAAATTCTGCACCGGTAATTCGTGGATCCGGCTGACGAATTACGCGTGGAGAATAGACAGTCTCATTTGTTTCTTTGACTTTTGTCTCGAGTGGCAAAGCTGCCGTTGTGGAGCAAATAATTCCGCGTGCTCTTGCAATCGTTGGTACGCCCATCGCAATTGCGCGAGTAGCTGTTTGATCTCCGCCGAAGAATGGAGATCCAAGAGAATCGATTGAATTAACCGGAGCAAGAGAAGCATCAATGGCGGTATCAGCCAATGGCTTTGGAGCTGTGACAAATAGTTCCCGTAATCCCATGCTCCAATTTTACGGATCCGATACATCTAGCCGATCATAATGTCAAGATCCGTCTGTGGGCGTGTCGCGTAGTGTGTGACGAGCGCACAAGCCACGGTCGCACACACAGTCGATTGAGAAGCTCTGCGTCCAATAGTCCATCCGCCATCTCCGAATGGAAGCCTCGCTGCCGAAAGGATCTGTTTCGTCAATTCCGGCTGCTGCCCGTGTCGTAATCTCTTCGATGTAATGCTCCCCAAAAGCTCGTCGCAAGATTGACCGTAAAGAGCCCCGTCTATATCGGCGATTGGGATTCCGGCTGGCGCAAGTCTAGCGGCTACCGCTGCCGAAGTACGGCGCGAATACGCCAACACTTCGACGGGAAATTCTGCAAAGTGATCCGCAATGTCATTTGCAATGGCTTTGTCATCAAGTGAAATTGGATTGTGCCAAGTCCTCAAAAGCTTGACAAAAAATTCGTTCTCATTAATTCGCTGACCGATGACGAGAGCTGCATCTCGACGATCCGGTGAGCAATCGAGTCCCATCCATACCGTGCTCTCGGTATCGATTTCAAATCCTTCCATTCCGCATTCTGCCCACTCGCCGGCTGGAATTGCGGAGCTGATTGTCTGCACCCATCGGCACAAGACTTCCGTTCTCACGACATCAGCTGGATCATTCATTACGGCGCGAAGATTGTCTATATGTACGGTATGTCCGAGCGCTGGATTTGCCATAGCAGCGCCAGCCCAAAATTTTGGGGAATCGTCAATCTTGTCGTAATCGCTAGACCATTCGAAATATCCAATGTCATCCGTCGAGCCACCGGCTGCACCGATTCCGCGCTCGCGGATTTGATTGAGCACTAGGGAATGTTGATCGCCAGCATTGCTATAGCTCCACAGCTGTGGATTTTCTGCCGCCATCATCGTGTATCGAAGCGATGCCCAAGTCGTCTCATCCTTGAGCTCTCGCGTCTCATCGATGTGAACCGTGGACGGCTTTGAGATTCCTCGAGCAGCTGAAGCGCCGGCTTTTACCATGTAGCGATTTCCGTTGAGACATTCAATTTCTTCGGATCCATGAGCCCACCGGATTCGCTTGACTTGCTTCGCCAGCCCGTCATTGCTTTCGATTGTCTGCACTAGATCGCGAAAAGTCTCGAGAGAAGTCGTCAATCGATGAGCTGTGCCAATCTGAAGCTTGTTGTCCCACTCAAAGAGTCCCATGAGAATCCTTTGCTTCATGAATGTCGTCTTTCCTTGCTGACGGGCAACGACCAATTGGACGAGCGGATGTAACCATCGACCATCCGGCTTGATCCGATGAGCTTCAATGGCCAGCCATTCTTGCCACGGCATCAACGGGAATCCGATGCTATTGCTGAAATCGATGAGCTCTTGTCCACGCGTAGGTAGCTCCGGACGCAATCTCGAGTGGATTCTAGGAGTCACAGAGCCATATAGCTTCTCTACGATGGGCTCCAAAACCTGTGTGAGCCCGTTTGAGCCTGTTTGAACCAGCTCGAGCCTTCTCGCACCGTCTTGAGCCATCTCAATGCCTTTTTGATTCGTTTGGTGGTGAAAGAAAGCCTC